AGACCCTCTTTGCCCCGTGATCGTCTTCACCAAGCCAGATGGCGTAATCTCCAACTTTGGCAACGCACCGTTCGCTGTAAACGCCAATGGCCCCACCGGGTACCAGGCTAAAGTTGTCCTCGTTATCGCCATAGAGAAGCCAGTAACTGCGCTGCGTAAGAATCAGCAGGTGTGTGCCAGCCGGAATACAGGCCATAACCGGGGAACCACTCCCGTCCGGCACCCTGATGGCAAAATCCGGCGGCCAGGAATCCTTTGTGCGCCCCAGAATTTTTCCGTCGGCATCCTTCTCGTAACCGTTGAAGTGGATGGTGTCGGCGGGGGAATAGTGTGGCGCCCAGCCGAATAAGATGCCCTTGTGGACGGTGATGAACTCCATATCCGGCACGTCACCGCCCTCAAGGTTTTGAAGAGGGGCAATCGTGTCACCGGCAACGTCATAGGCGTATTTCTGCGGTCCGTTCACCAGAATGAGGTGATCATAATACATGGTGCCGGAAAAACCGCTACCGGACACGCTGGTAAGCAGGGCTGTCCAGTTAAGAGTGTTGTAGCGCCACAGGTTGGCACCTTCCTCAACCAGCAGGCGCGGCGAAACCTGCGCCCTGGCCGCACCGTGAACAGAACGGATAGCGCCGGTAAACGGCGTGCCGGCCAGGAGGGAACACCCTTCCCGGGTGAACAGCACGCCGTTCCTGGTCCAGTAGTTTTTGCCCTGGGATGCCTGGCCGAGGTCCCTGGTATGCAGCTTGTTAATGCCGCCGAAAGCCCTTACGGGCATTGCCTGTTTTTCCACGGCTTACACCTGCGCTCCGATAAGCTGCGCTATCCTGGTTTTACGGATAAACTTCCGATTGTGTGGCTCAATTTCCCAGATACGGTCAACGGCCATCTGCCGCTTACCCAGGAGGTATTCGCTGTAGAAGTCGTTTTTGTCATTCAATTCCTCTTCCTTCTGCTGGGACTTGGCCGCGCAGTACAGTACAACCAGGAGATGATACTGCGCCGGTAGGCCGGAGACCGTTTCAAGGTCGTCACTTAAAGAGATGACATGCTTGAGCCGCTGGTAATAATCCACGCGGCAGGTGGCAGATGTCCCACTCAATCCCTGCAGGAGTATTTCACCGGTAAGCAGCTTCCAGCCCCTTGATACGTTGTCCGTAACCGGCAGGCGCCTGAGCATCTCGCTATTGGCGAATACGCTCAGAAACTCATGGGCCTGGGATAGATCCTGATCGGCAGCAACGTTTATGGTCCCCTGGCCGCCCGTAAGTGTTACGTTAAGATTTTCCTTCTTCCGCAAGACTTTAGCTACCGGCGTAAGGTCGTCCAGGGCCATATTGATATAACTAATCCATGTCGGATCGTCGTATACCTCTTCGGCCTGCACCTGGGTAAGAGCAATAATTTCGGCAACAGTCATAGTCGCTTCCCCTCTCTTTACCGAATAACACTTACCTTGCCCCGCCCAGACCTATGCTTTAAAACCTTAAAAGCATCGGTGACCCGGGACTCAAACTCAGCCATAAGCCGTGCGGCTTCCTGGCTGTTACCTTCCCTGGCTATAAGCCGCGCAGCCACAAAAAGCGCCAGCGCCGAGTGATAAATCTCATGCGCTTCGGGCACGTCCTCCGGCGCGGCAATTTTCGCAGGCAGTCGCCTGAAGACAATATTGTAGCTGCCCGAATCCGCGAACCGGATTTTATCGCCAACTACTTCATAGAAGGTATAGAAGCGCCCCGAAGCATCCTCCACGCCCGTTATATCAAGCGCCCCTTCCGGCAGAGCATAAAACTCCATCGCCGTCGCGTCTATAACCGCGCTGTCATAGACGGCAGCCCGGCGGCCGAGGGCGGCGAGGGCATCGTTCAGCCACTCTCGCCCGTCGATAAAGTCGATAAACCCGTCAACATGCAGGCCCGCCAACGTCAAAATTTCCGCCGCCGTCATTGCGCTCCCGCCTTTTTACTTGACATTGACCGTACTAGATGCAGCGTCCCATTCAACGGTATTATTCAAAGCCTCAATAATGTCGCGCACCGGCCCCCAGGCACGGTTGTCGATCAGTTTACCTTCGATTTCTTTGCCCTTAATGACAATCGTGATTTTATCTGCCATTTCATATCCCCCCAGACTTATGCCCAAATACCGCGCAACGCCGCCGGCAATAACCTCGGCGCACTCTGCCTGAAAAATGCCGTCAGCCAGGAGCTTTTCTTCCTCGGGGTTGCTGAGGAAGCCCAGTTCGACCAGGACGGCCGGCATGGCCGTCTTTCGCAGGACGTAGAAATTGGCTTCCTTATCGCTGTCGCCGTCGGCCAGGTCTTTCCTTACGGGGACTTCGGGTATGGCCGCTTCCCAGGCCCGGATAATTTCCTCCGCCAGTTTATCAGAAGGGCCGTCGCCGGGGAGGGTATAAACCTCCATGCCCCGCGCCGCCGGATTGTCGGCGCTGTTGCAGTGAATGGAAATAAACAAATCGGCCTTGACCGAATTGGCCTGGTCGCACCTGGCCTGAAGGTCGGCCTTTTCCGTCGCGCCCAGTTCTTTATTAATCCACCGCGTCATGTAGACTTCGGCGAAAGGCGAGAGGTACGCCGCCAGGTGTTTGCAGACGTTCAGGGCGACGTCGCTTTCCTTAAGACCTGTAGGGCCAACGGCTCCCGGATCCCGGCCGCCGTGCCCCGGGTCGAGCATAATTTTAGGCCTGGCCATCCTCCTGCACCTCTGCCTCATTGTTTACTTTATGAAACTTTTCCAGATGCACTGCCAGGGCTTCCTTAGTCTTAAACGTTCGCTTGCACTCCGGGCAGATGCAAATATCTACGGTAATTCCCCGCCGCGTCGGGTTCTCAATCTCAGTCAGGGTAACTCCATAGTCGGGATGTTCTCGCAGGTAGGAGATAACCTGTTCGTCCTTTGTTATCAGGCGCCCGTTATGAAATCTGGCATACTTATCGCTTTCCGGCACTTTATACGTAATCCCCTGATAAGTAGAAATAAACTCGGCATGAGGCATTGTCTCACTCTCCCATAAAAGATAAAAAAGAACTAGGGCGATAACTTCGCCCTAGTTCGTGGCGTTCTTGATGGTCATGTGGGCTTTTTCAACCCGCATCTCCAGGCCGGCTTCCGTCAGGTACTCATCCAGGAAGCCGTCAATGCCCGGATTGTGGATGTTCCGGCGCAGGGTAGTATCCCGCAACACCCGGTAGAAAACATACTTCATATCGACAATAAAGCTGTGGTAAGCGTAGTAATTCTCCAGCATCCTGGACGGCGCTATGACCAGGCGGCCGTGCGGGGAAACGTACTCCATCAGGTCCAGCCCGTACTCTTTGGCGCCCTGGGAAACCTGGAGCTTTTCCTTGGCGAAGCCGCTCAGGATGGAAACCATCCTGGTCGAGGCGATAAGCACCTTTGTCTTGGAGCCGCACTTAAAAACCCGCTCGCATACCTCGGTATCAAAATCGCTCTCCGTCAGGGTGCCGCCGGCATCGTAAACGTTGGTCACTATAAACTTCTCTACGCCCCGGCTCATGCGGCGTTTATTGGTGACATCCTCTTTGCGCTCGCCGAAAAGCAACTGCCGCTCCAGGGCCAGGCGGTGATCTACGCCCTTGTCGCGGGTTAACCGGGCACGTTCCTGCTCATTGGTAATCTGTTGCTCAGCAAGGACCGTACCAGAACCGCCAAAAGGCGTGCGCTGGATGCCGCAGTAGTTGTAAACCTTGGTTGGCTGGAGGATTTTTTCCTGCGGCACGTCGGAACGCTCTTCCATGGCGTTACCTAACTGGATCAGGTAATCGTTATCCTGGATAGCCGCCGCCGCCGTCTCGCCGTAGCCGCGAGTAACGGTAATGGTATTCGTGGCCGTATTAACGGCGGTGACAAACATAATTTCGCCGGTGCGCGGGACTTTAACAATGTCCTTCGGGGCGAAGATAGTGGCATCATCAACAACAAGGTTGGTATCAGTATTCGTATACCCGGCCGCGTTGTTGATCTGGGTCCAGTAGCCGTAAACATCTTCTTCCCACCAGTAGAACTCAGCGGTCCTGGTGCCCTTTTTCCTGGCCTGCATGAGCATCACAGTCCAGGGGGTTTCATCGGGCATATACCGGGCAATCTCCTTGCTTACATCAATATCCCGGCGTTGAAAGTCAAGGTCAAAGGTCAAAACGGCCATTGGGTTCACTCTCCTTTAGAAATCGAACATCCTTCGCTTCCCACCATCGCCGAAGATGGCTTTCTTCAGCTTTTCTTCTTCGCTTTCCGGCTGCGGTTGGCCTGGCCGGGCCGTGCTTCCCGGCGCTGCCGCCGCCGCTTTGGCGGCCGCCGCCTGGGCCGCAGCCTCGGCATTTACCTTCCTGGCCACCACGGACTGCTGCTTCAACAGCCGGGCATACACCCGGTAGGGCCAGTTCGGCCTAACATTGCCTTTGGCGTCGTAGACCAGATCCGGTTCTGCTTGTACCAACTTCGCCATCTCGGCTTCAAGCTCTTTCGCTTCCGGGTTCTCAGCAAAAAACTCCTGAACGTGTTGCTCCAGGATGTTCTGCCGGGCAATCGGCTCTATCATCGGCATGATCTGGCGGATCTTCTGCTCGGTTTTAGCCTCGGTAAGCTGGTCAATAAGCTGGAGCAACAGGGTCGGGTCCTCATCAACTACCGCCGCGTTGACGGCCTTCTTGACAAAGTTCTGGAACTCTTCCTGCTGCTTCCTGGTCATATCTGGAGCTGCGGTTTTACGCAGTTCCTCCAGTTCGCGACGCAAGGCAGCAGCTTCCTGGGCCTTCTGGGTCCAAAACTTCTGCCCTTCCAGATAAGCCTTTTCAAGTTCCTCTTCGCTTTCAAACTTTCCAGCGTAGAGCTTTTTAGGCTTCTCCGGGGACGCCTGCTCCTCTGGCTCGTTATCTGTTTCCGGTTGTCCCGTTTCCGGGGCCGTCTCCTGCTTAATTTCAGGTTCGCTATTGGCGGCCTCGCCGAAGATCGCCGCGACGAGGTTGTCGCCTTTCAATTCGCCCATGGTTATGCCTCCTTAGATTTTTGCATGTATTCATGGATGCGTGTTTCCGGGTAGTCAATTATGCTCCTAAAAGCCTGCAGCTTTCCCTGGACCAGCGCAACTTCGGCCAGGGTGGCGAAGGTCTTGCGCTCCAGTTCAACCTGGCAGGCTTTTATCTGGCCCTCGGCGTACTGCCTGATTAACTGCCAACCGGACGATTTTATCAAATATTCCAGGTCAAGGCGTTGCTGGTCCGTTATCATGGGCTTCCCCCGCTTTCTTTTTGAGCTGCTCTAAGGCGGCTTGTAATTGAGAAGGAATAGGAACTCCCAGCCTGCCCAGATTTTCAAGTATGCTCAACCCCTCGTTGGCGAGATAAAAGAATATGGCCAAACTCCTGAATACCTGGGTGCCGGCCGAAACATCCAGCCAGTACCCCACGGCCACGGGGACAAAAAGGAAGATTTTCTTCGTGATGCCCCAGAAGCCCACATTGCTGTCCAGCTTCCGCTCATAATAGGCCGCCGTGACGCCGGTGATGTAATCTAAGATGACGAAGATGACAAGCACCTGCAGCGCCACGTCCCAGCCCCCCAGAAAGCCGACCAGCAGGCCGCCAACAGATGTAATTCCCCATTTAAGCCACTCTAGCGCCTTATCCATTCTTCTTCCTCCCTTTGGCTGCCCATTTAGCCATCTTTTCTTTCCCCCACTTTTTCCTGCCGATAGCCGCCGCCACAGCGTCAGGGTTATCCACGCCACCCCGGGCCGCTATGGCCTTGCTTAACGCTGCAAACCTGTTGCCCTGGCCTGGCTTGCTGGTCGCCTTCGCCTTTTCGTAGGCTTTAGCAGCCGCCTTTGCCAGCGCCCCGCCTTTTTTTCTTGCCACTTTGCTTCACCCTTTCAGGCAACTTTTTCCCTTTGCTCGCCGCGTCCCATTCGGCCACTTTCTCCGGGCCGCCCAGGGCTTTCATCCCGGCCGGCGTATGCGCCCATCTTCGCTGCGCGTCGGATTTATAAGGCACCGCCACCACCTCCCTGCATGGCCTGGCTGGCTATAGTCGCAAGGATCTGCTGCGGCACCCCCGGGGAAGTTGGCATCCCTGCCCCTGGCGGCATCTGTCCTGGCATCTGCCCTGGCAACTGCCCCATCATGGCCTGGTCCTTCGGCAGCAGGAGTTTTTCTGTACCTCTGATGCCGTAGGTCTGCAGCACCAGTTTCAGCAATTCGTACTGATCAACGAATTGACTGCCCTGTAGTATCTTCTGCAACTCTAACACCTGCTGGCGGCGTATTTCCCGGTTCGCCGTCACGTCCAGGTTGCTGCTGGCCGGTCGATACAAATGATGGCCGCGCAGTTCCTCGGGAGTGACTACCTTCCACTCGTCCTCAATGCGGAAGATACGCGGCCCGTCTATAAACTGCTGATTGTTCATATCCAGCAGTTCTGCCAGCCGCTCCAGGACTGTTTCATAAAGCATAACCTTGACCTGGAACTTCATATCGGCGGCGCCGCCCTTGGTGACGATCTCCGTGGCCGTCTGCTTGCGCTCCGGGTCTACGCCCCGGACCACCGCCGGCGCGCCCAGGACGTTGTCCATGTCCTGCTTGATGATGTTTTCTTCGTTATAAGAGCTGGCCGTCACGTCGGGCGTCGTCAAATCAGTCACGTCGTCCGGGTTGTCCACCCACACGACGCCGTGCGGCCTGGATACCAGTTCGCTTTCGTCTATATCCGCCCCACGGCGAACCTTCCACATGCGGTTAAGAACGAAGCTCACATTGTCAATGCGCTGGTTCCGGTTCGTATTTAGCTCATGTTGCAGGTGCTCAATAATCTCTACCGCGCTGAAGCCGTAAAACTCACCGGGACGCGGGTCAAAGCTGGTGCAGACAAAGGGCTTTTTGCCGTGCCAGTAGGGGTTCTGGCCGTCGAACACTATTTCGGTGCGGTTGGCGATGATAGCGTGGCGGTCGTCCTCCCAGTAATGCAGCAGTTCAATCTGGTAGCCTCGCCGGATGTCGCTCCAATGGCCTTGCCCTGTTTCAGCGGCCAGGCCGATTTCGGCCATGCGCTCACTCGCCCCACCCTGGAGGGCCGCGCCGGCGGCGACCAGGGCCTCCCAGTCTTCCGGCTCATACACCTTGCCGCTGCCAGCCCGGGCCAGGACCTCCAGCTTCGCCCGCAGCTCCTGCTCGGTGCACCATTCGCGGTGGAACACGAAGCGGCAATTATCCAGGTCGGTACCGCGCGGGTCCGGCCAGAAGTCGTAGTAATCAACATACTGGACGTCGTTGTCGTCGTACACTGTGGCAAGCCGATCCAAGACGGCTTCCACCTCGATACCCAGTTCCGGATTGAATACCTTTTGCCGCTGCTTGATCAGCCGCTGCTCGAATTTCCACCCGACAGCCAGGATTCCGGCCGGGAACACCAGGACGCTGGTGATAAAATCGTAAAACTTACGATAAACCTGCGAATTGCGTAGCTGCTGGTCTACCAGGTAG